CAGCTGTACCGACACGGAGTTCCGTTTCGAGCAAGCGGGTAGCAACGAATTGCAATGAAGAAGGAACAACCAATTTCTTGGGTTTAGCTGCGATCAACAAGCCACGCTCGTCTGTCCACAAGCTGATCTGAATAACGGCGGCTTCCAAAGAAGTCTCGTTCAAGTCAGCTGGTGTAGAAGGAACGTTGCTGTTAGTGCCACCACTGATCAAGGGGTGAGCTGAACTGAACAATGCAACACCGTCACCACCAGGGTAAGCGCTAGAGAAACCGTTGTTCAACACAGCGGCCGCTTTAACTTGCTTGGTGTATGCCATAGCACGGGCCAAAGCTTTCGTGTAACGTGCAGACAAAGAGTCATACAAGTTATCTTCGATAGCCTCTTCAGTCAAGCTGAAGCCCAAAGCAATGGTTTCGTGGTTGTATCGAGCAGTCCATGCTTCCTGTGCATTGTCATAGCTGATGGCAGAGCCTTCATTTTTGACTGGTGCGGCAGAGAAGCCAGAGAGTTTAGTCTCTTCTTCGAAGCTACGCTCTGATGTCTCAGTTTCGTAGATCTCTTTGTGCTCTTGATCATAGGTAGCGTACTGCAGACCGAACAAAGCGTTCAGACCGGGGAGCAACTCTTTAAGCAGTTGTGCGCGTGAAATAGCCATGGTAAGTTACTCCTTAAGCAACGTAGTAACGGTGTGCGCCAAAGTTCAGTTTTACCAGAACTTCAGGAGCTTGAACCAATGCAACAGTACCAGCAACTGTAGCTGTAGAAGCCACAACTGTCAGGGTAGTGCTACCAGTAGTCGTAACAGTCGTAGCGGCTGTTAATGACGAACCAGTAAATTGCAATTGACCATTCACCAAATTAAAGACATCCGTACCGATAGGCAAAACTTGCCCAACAGTAAGACCCGAAACAACTAACGAAGTGGTACCAGTACCAGAAACGTAAGTAGCTGAAGTGCTAATTTCTGTATCAGGGACTAAACCCAAGACACGGAAACCACCACCAGATGTATTGGCGGTAGCCGCTACAACTGCGCCAGCACCGTTACCGGTAGAGGCAGAACCAGTCAAAGTGTTACAGGCCATGTTCTGACCAACCAAGATGGAAGATGCAGAAGCAATAGTTGTAGAACCCGCAGCAGCTGTAACAGCGCAACGGAACACTTGGTCAGGATCATCAGCAACAATCGCAGTAATGTCACCAGCAAGCACGTTGCCGGGATAGTACTGAGCAAACTGGCGCTGCTTAGTAGTGGGGTTTGTGTAGTAGCAACCCAAGAACACACCAGTAGTTGTATTGGTTGTGCTCACAGGAACTGTTGCAATTACAGTGTATCCACTAGATGTAGTGACAAAGTCACCATAGTAAATAGCGGTGCCATAGTTGTACTGGATGGGGTAATCCCGAGTTGATCCAGCAAAAACTTGACCGCCAATCAGGCTTACGGGTTTAAAACCGTATGGTGCCGAGACAGTAGGGTATGCCATTTAAGACTCCTAAAAAATTAAGTACCTTTGCCAAAGCTAGATGAGGACTTATTCTCTTTGAAGAGAGGCATCCGCACATCGCTCTGACGCATAAGGTTGTTGTCTACAGCTTCCGTCTGAGATTGTGTCAACTTGTTAAAGTGCGCGTTGCGCTGTTCCACAAATTCATTCGGGGTCTTACAGAGTAACAACCCGCCAATTTCAACATTGTCTTTATATCGACTTGCTGGATCGGCTAACAGTCTAAATTTTGGTTGCTCTTCTAAAGTAACTGGCTCCCAGCCTTCACGCAATTTGCTTGAAAGGTTACGAGGGTCAGCTGCATTCAGATTAGAAACACGAATCCAACGATACTTGTAGTCCGGGTGCTTGTCGGGTTCAGGTAGAAGTTCGGCCTGCTGCCACTGTTTAGGACGTTCAGCCATCAATCTATCTTCAAGTTCACGCGGTTTTCTGTTTTCAGCCATTATTGGCCTCCATTTCGAGTTTCGCCTTGGCATATTGCTCGGGCGTTAAATTTAGTTTTTTGGCCAAGCTCATTTCAGATGGATTCAAACGAACCCTCTTAGGTGACGTTGACCTTGTAGCTGGTGCTACCACCGAGCTTTTGCGCACTGGGCGACTTTCTTGTTCCGCTTCTTCCTCAAATTTCTCTGGGAAACGCTTGCGGATGGTTGCGTCAATTCTACGATAATACTCTTGTGATGAAACTACAACACCTTCTCTCTTTAACCTCTCATGGAGGCCAAGAGCCAGACTTGTCATCTCTTCATCTTCTCCAAACCAAGGGTTTTCCTGTTGCCAAGCTTGCGCGCTGGGGTCTGGACGAACCTGTTGGATCGGCTGTGATTGCATTTGTACAGGAGTTTCTTGCTCTTGTAAAGGCTGTGGCCTAAAGTTTTTAACTTTTTCCACTTTTAATGTTGCTTGAGTAAGACGCTCTTGCGCTTCCATCACCTTATCAGTATCGCCAGAGTCATAAGCTTCACGGTACGCGCGCTTGGCCTCATTCATCTCCATCTCAACAGCCTTCTGAACCGTAGCCAGTACGTTCTTCTCACTGTTATTGAGGTTTGACTTCAGGCGCTTGTTTTCTTCCATCACCCGCTGGGCAAAAGCAATAGCCTCTTGTTGCTCTCGGTACGCCTGCTCTTTTTCGCGGCGTTCATCGTGAGCCAGCTTCTTCATCTGAATTAGCTTCTTCTTGACCTTGCTAGAGTAATCTTCAAGCTCATCGTTATAGAGCTCTTCCTTTACTTTTTCCGGCAGAGGAGGCTTGTTACGGTCTTCCTCTGGCGTGTTGTCTTCTACGTCAATGATGAGCTGTTCATCAGTTTGATCGTCTTCAGTGGTGACTTTGATGTCATCTTTCTCATCGGGAAATTTAAATTCGCTCATGTCGTTCCTTACTTTCTGCGGATACCGCGAGGATCGTCTACTACTCCCTCAACAGAATCATCATTGATCACACGGAATTCTTTGCCGTGAATGACCAGTCGCGTTCCTGAATTGGGTCTAATCAAGATGAAATCACCTTTCTTGCAGTACGGGCCAGATGGGAATCGGCTTGCGTCCTTATAGCAATCAGGACCCATGTCTACTACAAACAACACAGTAGTCAGGGTTTCCTCAATCATCATGGTTTCTTGGGGTTTGATGAAATCTGTTCCATCAATCTTTTCATCCACTTCTGGGATGGCGCATAAGATGCGGTAGCCAGACGGCTTTGGTAGTTGCTTTGCCTTTTCTTCAGGCTTTTTGTTCAAGATACTGGATAAATCCACTGCCTTGGTAATGTCGAGATTAGAAATCTCACTCGTCATCGTCATCGTTCGTTACTCTTTCCTGTAGGTCTATGATGTATAAACGTGCAGTGAGTAGACCTTTTACCTCTCCGCACATTTTCTTGTACTCCGAATAGTCTTCAGCCTTGCCATCGGCCATAGACATTTGGAGTTGGGATACTTTGTCATCTATCTTTGAAGCTAGAAGTTTTAGATACTTGTCAATCATTTGTTGTTCCTCATCATCTCAGCCATCAGTTTGTTTTTCTCTGACTGGGCGTCTTGAGCCAGTTCCATTTGATCTTTCTGTACAGTCGCCTGAATCCGCGCCATATCAATCTCCTTCTGGGTCATGATTCGCTCGCGTTCAATCTGCTGTTGTGACTGCTTAAGCTGGGCGTCAGTCGCATCCTTCTGAGCCTTACGCTGTGCCTCTTGTCCCTTGATCTGCAACTCAGCCTGTTGGATCTGTACCAAAGGATCTTGTGCCATCTGCTGGGCTTGCGCTTGCTGGGCCTGTGCTTGATTAGCCTGCAACAACTGAGCACTCGCCTGTGCAACCAATTGAGAGAGCTGGACTTCAACATCATCAGGCAATTGCTTATTAGGAGCTGGTAGTGGCACACCCATTTGCTTCTCAATCATTGTGCGGTAGTAGAAGCCTAAGTGCTCTGCAATGTGTGCCTGTAATGAGGCCATGATCTGGTTGGCCTTAGGGTTCTGGCCAATCGTCTGCATGATCACAGGGTCTTGCATAAACGTTTGGTGAACCGCGATGTGAGCTTGTTGGTCTTGGGTGATAAACGCCTTCAGTGGCTCTCCATTCAAGGCCGCCATGTTTTCGCTCACAGGATCTTTTGGCATCTCATCCTCGGGCAAGGGCACTAACTTATCAGCGTTTTTAACTCCCAACACATCTAACATCTGACGATGTAACTGAGGTAAGTTGTAAATCTGTGGCGCTTGCTGGGCCAGCTGGATTACCGCCTGATACTGAACAATCTTCTGTGCCATCGTGGCCGCATTAGGATCGCTCACAGGGATCACATCAACTAAGTCGTAATCAGACTTCTTAGCTTTGCGGCTTCCTTGTTCGGGCTCGTAAGAGTATTCATCAGGAGTAAAGTCACGGATGATGTCTCTCAAAAGTGCCAGCTCTTGCTTGAACGAGTAGTGAATACGCGCCTGAACAGCCGTCATAACCTTAAGCGAACGCTCAAGGATGGCCAGTGTCGTTCCTACCGGAGAGTTGGCCGACATATCAGCTACTTGGATGTCAGCGGCAGACGCAAACTTACGGCCTTCGTCAACAATCTTATCTAACAAAGCAGCCAACACCTGTGATGGCTCTTTATAAGGTAGAGCCATGATATTGTCAGCAATAGTCCCGCTAGGTACGTCAACATCGCGCCACTCAGCTGGGCCAATCGGTGTGTCGTCACCTTTAACCCGCAGGCCGCGAGTCTTAAATCCACCGGGAAGGTTAGCCAGTGTCCCTGCGTCCACCAGCTGTCTCAAAATAGACGTACCAGACTTGGCAAATGCCCCGACTAAGTGAATCAGACCGAAACAATAAAACCCAAAGCCGGGCACATAACCATAGTGAACGTAGTGCTGGCGCTTTGTGTGTAACTTATCGCCTTGCTTCCAGTTCCTGCGGATAGCCAGACACTTCATGCTTCCATGTTCAATGGTCACAATATAAGGCAGGCCGATTCCCGTAGGTTCGCCGTCTTTATCGGTGTGTTCGTAACCTGGGATGTCCAGATCAACGTTAATTTCCAAGAGTTTATAACGGTCATCCGACAAAGCGCGGAATCCCATCTTCTCGGCAATCTTTTTCTCCACCTCATCCAACATATTATTGGGCTCACCCAAATCTATGTCAGCATAAAAGCCCGCAACCTGTAGTTTTCTCAACTCATTCTCAGTCTTACGCATAACGTGCGTAACACGAGGAGAAGTCTGAATATTTGACGCTCCATAAGGCACAACCAAATCTTCAGCCGGCACAAATATAGACGTTTGCCTGTCAAAGTTGGGGTCAAAGTACACTTTCTTAAAAGCATTACCAGACAATCCCAGCCCCCAGACCATTCTTTCGTGCTCTGGCCTGAACTCAGTCATCACATCAGTCAACTGATAGTTCATATCGTCTTGAACACGGACAGCGGCGTCTTTCTTTTCGGGGGTTTCTTTACCGATGATCTGGGTCTTCACAGGACCAGCGGCCGGGAACGTGCTCATCATGATCTCGGCTTGGAATTTCACCAAAGCTTCTGACAATAACGGGTGATAAACCCCGCAAGCACCAATCCAAGGGTCGGCTCTCTCTTCAATCTTCATCCCTAAGAGCTCTAAACCGTCTACATACGTCTGCATCCAGTCTTTTCTTGAGTTGACATCATCGTCATAGTCACCAACTAGGTCAGTCACTATCCCAGTCACCACTGAATCATCAAGAATTTCAACTAAATTAGCGTCAAAATCATCCTCATCTTCGCCGCCAATCTGAATTTCCACACCATCCATGTTAATTGTCACCTCTTCAGGGTCAACAATCTCAATTTCAATACCTTGATCGTCTTCTGTCTCAGGCATTAGGGCTTCAATTCCCTCTGGTGCGGCGTAAAGTGATTTTTCAATGGACATATTTATCCTTAGTAGTAAGAAACCTTGCGTCTAAACGAACGAACTTCGTCCTCTTCGTCAGTCTGCAAGCGTATAAACCCGCCTTTTCTGAACCTTATCAGAGCTTGCGTAGCAGAGTCAACCAAGTCATCATGGTCAGAGTTGGGAAATGCAGCCATCTCCTCCATTAACTCATCGGCCCAGCGCGTAGCCGGAGCCCATACTTTACCACTGGCAAACAAATCAGATACAGAATTAATCCTTACCATCTTATCATTACCCCTAGATGGCGTAAACTCTTGAACAGGAATTCCCATCGCCCTCAACTCAAAGATCAACGGCGCTCCAGACGCTTTTGCCTCAACAATAAACGCATCTGGCTCCCACTCTTTATAGTGATTAAACGCCTTCTCCTTTAGTTCAGGAAACTCCATCCTTCTTTTGAACGCATCCAAAAGAATAATATTCGCGTCATTTTGGTTCTCGTTTAAATAAAACACACCCCAAGTCGTACACGCTGAATAGTCAGACCGCTCATTCTTCGTAAACGCCGTATCCCAAGACTGGATAACAAACTCACACTTAGGCGGATCCTCTGCTGTCCACTCTTTCCACCACTCTCTCTTAACAATCGCGCCCTGCTCGCTCGTTGGACTTTGTTGGTACTGCGCGTTCCACTTAGACGCAGGCAGTTCGGATCTCAGGGCTTCGAGTTCTTCTAAGCTCCAGAACTCTGGCCATAGGGGATTACCACTCGGTAATATCGCAGGGAAGTCAATCACCTCCCAGTCATCATTCCCGTCTTTCTCTATAGAGGACTGAAGGATCCTTCCCGTCAGATCCCTCTTAGCCCAGCGCGTCATCACGACAATGATCGCTCCTCCAGGCTGTAGACGCTGGCGCGGTCCAGATGTGTACCACTCGTAGACTTTATCAAAAACAGAAGGATCCCCTGCGGCCAAGGCGGCTTCTTGCTCGGAATGGGGGTCATCAATGATCAATAGATCCGCACCCTTACCTGTTACTGTACCGCCTACCCCAATCGCAAAGTACTCCCCGTTCTTATTCGTAGACCACCGGCCGGCAGCTTTACTGTCTGATCTTAAATTAACATTTGGAAATATCTTAGAGAACGGCTCACTGGCCACCAAGTTCCTGACCTTACGTCCAAAACCTACCGCCAGCTCCGCCGTGTTCGAGCACTGAATAATC